AGACAGCGACTTTGTACAATTGATTGCGCCAAATGTTAGACAGTATAATGGTGTAATGGAAACAACTATAACACACGAAGGCATCTTAGATAAAAAGGGCAAACGTGTTATTGATAAGAAAACTAACACGGCTAAGGATGTTCCAAATCCTGAATGGCTGTTATTTGAAAAATGTATGCGTGGCGATCCCACTGACAATGTGTTTAGTGCTTATCCAAAGGTACGTAAAAATAAATTAGAAGAAGCATTTAACGATAGATCAAATCGAGGATTCGCGTGGAACAACATGATGTTGCAACGTTGGGTGGACCATAATGGCGAAGAACATCGTGTATTAGAAGATTACGAACGTAATCGTAAACTCATTGATCTTGCCGCACAACCTCAAGATATTAGAAATGTAATTACGGAAACAATTAGTACTAATGCTGTTCCTAAGACAATTGATCAAGTTGGTATTAGATTGCTTAAATTTTGTAACTTGTACGATTTAAAGAAAATTACGGATTCAATACAACAATATGCAGAACCATTCCAAGCAAAATATCAAAGAGCATGACACGGACTTTTCCAATTGGTTGAGAAAACTTTGGATTTCTAATTGTGATGAACGAGATGATTTTAGAGAACCAAAATTAAGTATGCATCAATACTGGCACCAATACAAGTGGTGGTTACGTAGAGAATATAAATTTCAAAGAGGAAAAGCATTATGACAGACTTACATGCAAAACCCATTGTAGATGGATTACTTTGGATTGTTGAGCAAGACGGAGAAAAAGTTGGTACCTTACATAAAAAAGAAAACAACAAGTATGTGTTGTGCGGTGCTAACGGAGAAATATATTTTACTAAAAAGTCTGATATAACAAAGAAGTTTGGCACTAATTTTTTCTTAAAAGGGTTTACAACCACTATATCACAAGTTGATGTAAATGAATGCCATGGGCATCCAACTAAGTGGCAACCATACAATTCAATGTATGACGTACGAAGAAAACTACCGTTGTTTACAAAAAGTAATCAAAGTAAAAGTTTATTTTGTGCTGGACACTACATTATTAAATTCCCAAAAAATTGGGTTAGAAGCTTTTGCCCTAAATTGATCACCATTGAGCGTTACCCATTTACTGGTCCTTTTAAAACAGAAGAAGAAGCAAAAGAGGCACTGGCCAATGCAAAGTAACCCAATTAACACAATACCCTTGCAACAGTTTATACAGCAGGTAAAAATAGCTGATATGAGTCAGCAAAAAGAAATCAAGTTAGATATCAAAACTGCAAAGCAATTGGCATTTACCTTGGGCGAAGTTACCAGTAAATTAACTCAAGATTACGATAATTTGGTGCATATTCTTAAAAATACAGCTAACGACACCGTTACTGTAGAGCTAGACGGTGGCGGTTTCTCTAATCAAAAATAGATAAATATATGCGTACATTTGAGGACGCATATCGTGAGCAGACCAAAACCAAAAGTTCTTCTTGAACACATAAACAAAAAAAATTATAAGTGCGAGCAAGTATTAGCAGCCGAAGCAATTTGGGCTGTCTTTTATAAAGGTTCACCTTTTAATTTAAAGAGTTTTAGTAGTGTTACCAGCTATCCTGGGCCTAAATACAAAAAAGTGGCATTTAGCAATCCAGGACATGCAGTTAATCTAGCCAAAAAATTAAATTTAACTTTTGGTTGTAGTGACTTCCAAGTAACAGTATTAACATCTGGCCAAACATTAAAATGATATCTTCATTGGCGTTTACGCAGATTTTTTTGAAACAACAAGAAAAATCCTGTGATGAAGCCACAGTTAAGATGCATCACAGACTTTGGTGGAAAAATACACGCACTAAAGATTCTGGGGGACTACGCCTTACTGAAGAAGGATATGAACATTTGGCAAATATTTTGGAATTGACCCAATATGAAGTACCGTTTACTCAAAGTGTTGAACTTAGTCCCCAAACTATAATATTTTTTGATCGATTTATTGATTGTCCTTACTATCTAACCAATCAAAGTTTAACCGTTTTTTCGGAAAAAAAGGCTTTTGAATTGATGCTGTTTTCAGACGATATTCGAAAATACGGTCTTGTCAAAGCAATCAACGCTAGAAAAAAATCTGAAGATATTGGTTGATTTAACCAAAATACACTTGACTTACTAGTGGACTGGCGCTATAATACATACATAGCGCAATTTTTTACAACCCCGCAAACTAAGATAGGAACTTAAATGAGCGAGATTATTTCCCGTACTGTAGGCCCCAAACAAGCCAAACGTGCAATCCAAAAAGGTTTTTCTAAACGTCGTCCAATCTTCCTTTGGGGTCCTCCCGGGATTGGTAAATCAGACATCGTCAAGCAACTTGGCGAAGATCTTGATGCCCATGTAATTGATATCCGTTTAAGTTTGTGGGAACCCACTGACATTAAGGGTATTCCATATTTTGATAGTAACACTAGCAAAATGGTTTGGGCTCCTCCTAGCGAGTTACCAGACGAAGCATTTGCGTCACAGCATAAAAAAATTATTTTGTTTATGGACGAAATGAATAGTGCGGCTCCTAGTGTTCAGGCTGCGGCTTATCAGCTGATTTTGAATCGTCGTGTGGGCACTTACAAATTGCCAGACAATGTGTTAATGATTGCCGCTGGTAACCGTGAAGCTGACAAGGGTGTAACATTCCGCATGCCAGCTCCGTTGGCTAATCGTTTTATTCACTTGGAGATGCGTGTTGACTGGGATGACTATAGCTTTTGGGCTACTGAGAATCGTATCCATAAAGACGTAGTGGGCTTTTTGACTTTCTCTAAGAAAGACTTGTATGATTTTGATCCAAAGTCTAGCTCACGTAGTTTTGCTACACCACGTAGTTGGACCTTTGTTAGCGAGTTGTTGGAAGATGACGACACTGATGCAGACACATTAACCGATTTGATCTCAGGTGCAGTTGGTGAAGGACTTGCTATTAAATTCATGGCGCACCGTAAAGTCGCTAGCAAAATGCCAAATCCCACAGACATTTTGAATGGTTCTGTTAAGAAAATGGAATCAAAAGAGATTTCAGCAATGTATTCTTTGGCAGTTAGCCTGTGCTACGAACTTAAAGACAGCGCAGACAAAAATGCTAAAAATTGGAATAGTCAAGTTAATAACTTTTTCCAATTTATCATGGACAATTTTGAAACTGAATTGGTCATTATGAGTACTAAACTTGCATTGACGCAATATCAATTGCCGTTGGATCCAGATGAGATTGCATGTTTTGATGCGTTCCACGCTAAGTTTGGCAAATACATTTCTGCCGCAACTGAAAAGAAGTAAAATCTAGCTATTGACACCTCCTTCGGGAGGTGTTATAATATATACATAGTAACAGATTAGGAGCAGAAAAATGCAACATTCATTAGACGAAGTCGTTGATAAAATTATTGTAGCCCGTGTGGGACTATTGCTACGCCATCCATTTTTTGGTAACATGGCCACCCGTTTAAAAATTCAAGATGCCAGCGCATGGTGTAAAACTGCCGCAACTGACGGTCGTCATTTGTTTTACAATCGTGAATTTTTTGGTGGTCTCACAACTAAACAAGTTGAGTTTGTTGTTGCACATGAAATTCTGCACAATGTGTTTGACCACATGGGACGTAACGAAGGCAGAGATCGTCAAATTTTTAATATTGCCGCAGACTATTGTGTAAACGGTCAATTAATCCGTGACCATATTGGTGAACAACCTCCAGAAATTAAAATCTTTCACGACCCACAGCACTACAATAAAAGTGCTGAACAAGTTTATGATGAGATTTTTGAAAAATATGATGAAGATGAATTGAAAGCATTGGGTCAATTACTTGATGATCACATTGACTGGGAAAAAGATGGTGACGGCCGCCCAGCATATTCAAAAGATGAATTAAAACAAATCCGCGATGAGATCCGTGAAGCTACTATGCAAGCGGCCAATGCCGCTGGTGCTGGTAACACTCCAGCAAACGTGGCTCGTATGATTAAAGAGCTTACTGAGCCCAAAATGAATTGGCGTGAACTGTTACGTCAACAAATTCAAAGTACAATTAAAACTGATTATAGTTTTAGTCGTCCTAATCGTAAGGGATGGCATACTGGTGCAATTTTACCTGGTATGAAGTTTGACGAAACAATTGATATTGCAGTAAGTTTAGACATGTCTGGTTCAATTACTGATGAGATGAGTATGGACTTTATTACTGAACTCAAAGGTATTATGGATGAATACAAAGACTACAATATTAAATTGTGGTGTTTTGATACCAAAGTGTATAATGAACAAGACTTTGATGGATACAGTGGCGAAGATATACTAAGTTACGAAATAATGGGCGGTGGCGGTACCGACTTTATGTGTAATTGGGCATATATGAAAGAAAACGACATTGTTCCCAAAAAGTTTATCATGTTTACAGACGGATATCCTTGGGATTCTTGGGGCGATGACAACTACTGTGATACATTGTTTATTATTCACGGTAATGATAAAATTGTTCCGCCATTTGGTTCCCATGCATATTACGAGTTTTCAGATAAAAAGTAATGTATGGCCATTAAAAATGGGAAGCCAAATCCCTTAAACTTTTTGGATCTAAGGCGGGTTGAATTTCCAGCTCGCCATTTCCATTTTACAACTTTAGAAAAATATAATCCAACGTTGATTAAAAAAATTGACGATTGGATCTATACCAACTTAAACGGTAGATATTACGTTGGGCAAGGCATTGCTCTTGATCGTAATAACACTATTGTCTATGTTACAAAAATTGGGTTTGAACAAGAAAAAGAGATCAGTTTCTTTTTACTTTCTTATTCAAATCTGTAACCCCTAAAACATTATACGACTATATAATGATGTCATCATTAAGGAGACAGTTATGACTGAAGAAACTAAAGTAGAACAACCAAATGGCTCCGCGCCAGAAGTGGCTAGCACAGCCACACAACCCCCAGCACCAGAAACTGCTGAAAACGATTTAAACATTAATGACCTAAATGCTATGAAGCAGATCATTGATCTTGCCAGTTCACGTGGAGCATTTAAAGCCGCTGAAA